TCTTAGTGAAGTTCCTGCGTGGGTTGGGCTGCATGCCGTAAGTGAATCGGAAGATTCATTTATTGTGGATGTGACTCCTTCTCCTGGTAAAGTCGTTTTCGTTCCTAAGAACGCGAAGACAGACCGCAGTATAGTTGTCGAACCCATTCTGAATAGTTTCATACAGAAAGGGATTGGTAGTTATATTAAAGAACGTCTATTGCGTTTTGGAGTCGATCTCTATGATCAGTCCATAAACCAGCGTCGAGCGTGTATAGGCAGTGTCGATGGTAGCTTAGCTACCGTAGATCTGTCTATGGCGTCCGATTGTCTGGCTAAAGAACTGGTCTTTTCTTTACTCCCGTTTGAATGGTCTGATTTATTAGACCGTACGCGGACTTCCGTCGTTATTATCCCAGAGAGTGTGCACCGGTATGAACTACCGAATGCATCCTCAATGAGATTTGATGACGAGAGTCAGTCGTGGTTACACACCCTGTCGAAGTTTTCTTCGATGGGTAACGGGTTCACGTTTGAGCTTGAATCGCTGATATTTTACGCGATTTGCTTTGGCGTGTGTAAAGTTGGAGGCTTCTCCGAGAAGAATATCAGCGTCTACGGGGACGATTTAATCGTTCCCGCAAAGTGCATGCCTCTCCTTAAGAAGTCACTTGAGTATTGCGGCTTTCGTCTTAATGACGCGAAGTCGTTCTCAGATGGCCCATTTCGGGAGTCATGCGGCGCAGATTATCTTTTTGGTTTTGATATTCGCCCATTTTACCAAAAGACTCTGGTAAGTGAGCGAACCCTCTTCACCATGCACAACTTCTTCGTTCGCCACTGCGAGCTTACGCTCGCATCTGTCGTTGAGGGGTTGTGCGATCCTCGATACGTCATCTATGGTCCTGATGGGTACGGTGATGGCCATTTAATTGGCTCTCACTCTATCCGCCGGAACCGTCGGGTGGCGCGTCTTGGTTGGTGTGGAGGCTTCTTTGATACGTACGCCCTTAAGGCAAAGACCTTTTGCAAAGTCCTGCCTGGGGACGCTGTTCTCCCCGTTTATAGTGTTTATACTAGAAGCGGTCGAGACAATCCGACTGACCCCAATGTTGTGAGGGGTTCTAACGGATACGCAAAGATATCAATCTACACGCTCTCGAGGAATATTTTCTCGAGTAGAGAGTGATCTCTATCTTTATATGACCTCACTTGAGGTGTTCGCCTCTGGATAGG